TCTCTTTACATACAGTTCATAAACCTTCAAACATTCTGCACATTCTGCCACCGTGAACCCTCCCTGAGCAGGAGGAGGGCTATGTTTAATATAATGGGCTGTTTGGGCAGCCAAGTTCATATTAGTTCTAATACCAACAGATATCCCCTCCATGAGACTATAAATAGCAGAAATTTCTGCCTTGGTGTGAACAGCTTTTTCTTCTCCATCTTTCATTCCCAAATAATATCCTACCACGGCCATCGCCAACAGCATACTACAGAAAGTTACGTAACTAAATATTTGTTTCTTCATTGCATTTCCTTTAAAAAAATTTTTTCGGCAACTCAGTCTAACGACCACTTTTAACCTGCTTTACAGGCACAGTCGTTACATTTAAATCTATCCCTTTCGGGAGGGATTACAAGTGGAGATACGTTTTGTGTTTTTCCACACACTCTACATATGGCTTCTACTTTAGAATTTCTAGTACGGCTAGGCATCCGCTCCTTTGTTCTATAAACCCCCATCTCTTTATCAAACTTTTGAGCCTCTTTAAGTTCCGTCTTTTCAGCTGAGCTTAACTTGACACCATCAAGAAAATCATCTTCTTTTGCGGGAGGAGCTTCTTGTACTTTTTTCTTTCTGCGTCCACGTCCCCTTCTTCTTTTTTTAGGATGAGTTTTAATAGCTTTTTTTAAGAGCCCTTCAAATGCTTCTACTTCATCATCAGATAATGAATCTAGAAGATCTACTAATTCTTTTCTTTTACTCATTATTAAACACCTTTGTTTTTTGAATGTTTAAATAAAGATCACTCATATTTTTTATAGAAGAAGATAAATAGTTTATTCTATCTGCTCTCTGTTGAGCATACCTTTTGATGTCGTCAATCTTTGAAGTATATCCATCCTCTTTAACAGCTTGATTAAACTGGCTTTCCCAGGAGCCTTTATATGCTTGTTCGCGTCCTGCTACCGTGCTCTTAAGCGTTTGATTAGCCCAGTTAACTCGTGCTACCTCTCTATTATACGACCTTTGCACATGAAATGCAAGAGAGGTTAATAAAATACAAGCTTCCGCACATTCGTTAGGACTTAGCTTTTCAATTTGAGTACGTGACAATTGTAAATATTTCTTTGCACTATCATCATGAAAACTAGGACTAAACTTAGGAAGCCCAATGCTCTCTTCATACTCATCTAATACAGCATCAACTTTTTCTAGTCGCTCTGATGCGTAATCCGATTTTTCCATTGTTCCTCACCTTCATCGAAGGGTAATTCCACGTAGGTCATATTATTAATTTCGCACCACTCTTTTAAATCATTATCTCTTTTCTTCTGATTAATAAAATCTTGTCTGGAGCTATGATAAAAAGTATTAAACTTATAATGTTGCTCTCCATGAACTTCTATAACAGTTTTAATTGTATTAATATAAAAGTCTAGTGAAGCACGCTGGCTTCTTTTTAATTGAATAGGAATTTCTTCGATAATTTGTAGCGCTGGATACAATTCTTTTAAGAGAGCGCGTGCTTTAAGATGAAGTTGTGATCTTTTCCTGCTATCCCTACCTCGTACAACTTCGCCAGTTAATTTCCAGTGGCTGACGGTGCCGTCCAAGTCTATTACTTTCATTACAATTCTCTGTTTTAAAAAGCGACGTTGGGATGAAGAACTAAATCCCGACTAAACGAGATGACTTGTTAAATCCCAACCGCCGCGAATATTAAAGGAGCTTTGGGATGACGGGATAAATCCCGACTGAACGGGATGACGCGTTAAATCCCAACAACTCCTAATTATTTCTTTCTATTCCTACAGTGTCAAAAACTTCTTTTTCAAATTCTTCATACTGATCAGGATTTTCCTCTAAGAATTTGGCTAGATTGTTTTTACCTTGGACCTTTTCTCCATTGGGTAATTTAATCCAGGCCCCCGCCTTAGAAGCAATTCCAAAGTCAACCATCAAGTCCGCCAGTTCCATCTCTTTCCAAATGCCTCTACCATATTTTATATGACTCTCGACTTTTTGTCCAGGCGGACCTATAGCAGAAGTTTCAATTTTCCAATGAATAGTTTGGCCGATCTGAGTATCGTTCTGCATCAGCGCCTGCGAGTGTGTTGCGTAAAGTTTAACATCTGTTTGATACTTCAATGCACTTCCAGATTTTTCTACTTTACTTTTTCCTCTTCCAAACGATGATACGTTAGCCATCAAGTGTGTAATTCCTACAACAGTAACTTTATTAATAGGAAGAACATTAGAGATTTTTCTGCACCATTTTGACAATGTCTTTTGTACACTCATTACCTGCGTATCAGTTAGATCTCCTTTTAGCTCTGCGTCACTAGACAATGCAGAGAAAGAATCAACAACGCATACCGTATTAGGCTCTGTATGAATTATACGATCAAAAATACTCAAATAACCTTCGGCAGATAAAATATTCCCCTGGGAAGATCCAATAAGTATTAAAGCTGCTTTGTCCTGGTCCAGGTCGGTGATCCCGTGTAGGTCTCTAGGTTTTAAACGACCCTCAATATTGCCATAATATATTTTTCTTTTTTGCTTTTGGGCGTTACTACAAAAGGTGAGGGCCGTGACTGTTTTACCAACCTTTTCAGGCCCGGTCATAATAAACAAAGATCCCTCGGGAACGCCTCCTCCTAATGCAATATCTAGCTTGGGTCCTACAGAAATAACATCTGCTTCGTTGTCTGTGATATAGGAGGCGTCATGAATAACTTCTCCATACTCTTTAATTAAATCCTGAGTCATTCTAAATCCCTCAGTTTACTAATAATAGATTTCTTTTCGTTGTTATCTGCAAATTTTTTCTTATCTTTAAAATCATAAGAGATATCCTTTTTCTCTTTTGGCATCTCCTCCTTCTTTTTATATTCAGTTATAATTTGTTTAAGAACCGGAGATCTTAGAGAATATGTTTTAAACGCTCGCCGATCATTAAGGCCGTTAATAACTGCTGTTGCCCCATACTTCTTCACTAACTGTACGGCAGTTATGATTTGGTTCTTAAAAAACTTTTCCCATTCGGGCAACTCCCAAAACTGAACAGGAAGTTCCTTGTGCTTTTGTTTAGCACTTTTCTCACAAATTAGTTCCGTGACATATTGATAAGCTGATACCCATCCGCTAGGCGAGTAACGAGACGGGTAGCTGCTCTTGTCTGATCGATTTTCAGCCATGTATGGTATGAATGGACCTTTGAATTTTAGAAGGGGTTTCGGGTTGGCGATTTTCTCTAGTGTCATCTATTCTCATTGAAGCCTCAGGGGTCATAATAGCAAGCCCTTTTTGACCCTTGGCAGATTTGTTAATGATTAATTGATCTCTTTTAATTTCGGCTTCAATAGATTCTAGCGCCTTCTGAACTACTTCTTGAGATCTATCGAGTTGTTTAGCCATAACTTCAACTTCAATATCATTAGCCAACATTCCTCTAATACACGCGATTTCTATTTGTGTTAGTTTACCCTTTTTCATTACACTTCCCTTTCCGCATTGTTTAAGTATGCTTCGTTTTTAGTTCTCAAAAAATTAAGATAAAAATTAAATGCCCTTGGAGTAACAGACTGCAATGTCCATTCCATTTTACCAGCATGTTGCATTCTTTTTTTTGCATTGCCTTCGCTATAGAGTCCAATAGGATTAAAAAGTCTGCCGTGCTTGCCTTTCTTAATATAATGCTTCGTAGTTTTTCCTACAACAACGCGAGCCGCGTATGTATCTGTCCTCTCTTCTATTTCTGCTAGTGGAAGCATGTCGTTAGCAATGTCGACTACAGGATATCCTGAACCATCTACATAGTCTTCCTTACCCGTCACAGTATATGCTATAACTACTCTGGGTGGACCAGACGGGTTTTCTTGGCTTTCGCCTGCTCGTATTTTATGGATTGTCATCTATTTACCTTTCTTTTTTTCTTAGTCTGAGGGGTCCACGAAGTAGACTCTTTAGGTTTCTCCATACGACTCATCCCTTCTGGGAGTTGCTTCGAGGGCTCTGTTTTTTTGGTTTTAAAATCAGCTACCATATCTTCTACTTGATATTTTCCATATTTAGCAGTTTGTTTTTCTGCATAATGTCCCAACGTTTTACATTCTGACAATGCAAAAGAAACATTTGTTTGGATATTATCATCTACATAGCTTCGACAAACCTTCTTTGCTTTATTGCATTCAGGGCACCGAACTTTATTTCCTTTCTTATCATACTCTTCTCTAGTAAA